CCAGATTTAGATCTTACAATTTTACCGTCTTTACTTCTTACAGCATTTTTTACTGCTTTTGGAAAAGTTGCTTTGCCTGTCAGGTTAGATCCTTTGGCTGTTTTTGATATTTGTTTCTTTTTTCTGCTTGGTTGTTGTGACTCTGCTCTTTGTCTGTCAGTCATAACACCTTTTATTTTATTAAAACCAGGCTTTTTTCTACGCGCTTGCATAGTACCACCTATATTTTTATTTACTCGTTTTTTCATTCCCGGCATTTCTATATCTCCTATAAGATTTTCTTTTGTTAACTGTGCCATCGTAATAATCTAAAGGCCACTTATCATAGTATCCCTTTTTGCGCATCATATCACTGGCTCGTTCTAACTTATCATAATTTTGAATTAATACCATTAAAAAATCATTATCTGGTTCCCAATTATCTGTTTCTAAAAACTCCACAGGTTCGTCCTCTTCGTCGTCGTAAGGATGAGACGCCATTAGGTATATATCTTGTGGTACAAACACTATGTTATAGCCGTGTATAAGCATGTTTAACTCTTCAACAGTTATCTCTATGTCATTACAACCAACTATAACTATATCTGTTTTTGGGTCCTTAACTAATTCTATTCCTTCAACAATTTTATCAATAAGTTTGTTGTGATCATAAACTTCTAAAACTTTTAAGGCGTTATCTTGTCTAGCTTTAGCAGCATAAGGACATACCGGTACATTACCCAGGTATTCATTAGGTTTTTCTATAAAGTTTTTAGACCAATCTAGAATATCTTCAGTTATTGTCTTCATTTTTAGATAAAAATTGTATGTCTAGCACCACACCTTTAGGTATAACTTGTGCTCTACCAAAAATATCATCTTTGTTATAGGTGTCTTTGTCGCCGGCGATGATTACACAATCTGATTTGTCAGCAATAAGATAACCAAGTGAATCAACTGTACAAAACTTACTATCTAACAATTCTTCCTTAGATTGCCACGTAGACATACTACATTCATTAGTATCTAGCCAAACTACATTGACCATAGGTGGTATATCATCTTTCATGGTTTAATATATCCCAGTTTTATGTCGTGGTATAGTGGGGATTTGACCCCCCACTGTTAAAAAAAATTGGAGAAAAAACTCTATCGCGCCAAGTGTGAAAAAACTAGGAAAAATTGATTGTAATCTACCGGGACAAAAAGAGAACGGTAGATGCGTGGTAGACTGTTTATGTAATAAAATCATGTCTTTAACCCTATTACCACCATTACCGCGTGTTTGAAACGTTCGTGAAAAATAAACATCGTAGGGTCAAAATCTCCACTATAGGTATGGCGGTAGAGTGTTGCATAAATGTCACACTTCTTCTCCATATCTGCTTTCACAAAACAATTCCCAACTTTTTAAACCGTTCCCAAATTCGTCAAAGTGTTGTTCTAACAATATTGATTTGTTTTGGTATACATATTTATGACAACTCCAGTCATCATTAAACTGTTTTAGTTTGTATTCTCGCTCCAATGTTACGTCAGTGCCATGAAATATTAGCATTATTGTAATTACCCAGTACATATTAACCCCTATCACTATAAAATTTATCCAGGCGACGTAGGAATCCGTGTTTCGCGGTCCGGTATTCTTCCCCCGCTATCACAAATTCTTGATAGTAGAGATCTTTTGAACACATCATGATCACCCCTCTCTCAATATTTGTCCCGTATACCGCGTCGTGCGCCATGCCATACGCCGCCATCTGCAGAAAATAATCACCAATCCATTCACGTTGTTTGGGTTTATTGGTCTGCTTGAAGTCGATGATAGCAATGTCTCCGTCGTGCTGTCCAACTAAATCTACACTACCTGCGTACAAACCGGGATAAAATAATGTTGCCTCATTGCCATAGATCTCAGTCAGCCGGTTGTCAATACCATTATCTACAATCTTTTCAGCCATATGCTTGGCGACATTACCAACATCCGTTAGATCCAGGTAGCCTTCGCCTAGACAATACTTCTCCAGGTACATATGCATTGACGTACCGCGGCTCGCGGCTTCTTGTGTGATCTTGGCGGCGGTCTCGTGACCTACTTTATCTCGCCATCGTTGTAAAGAATCTCGTTTACTTTGCTCCTGAGTTTGACCAAGAACCGTCGTAACCGAGGGTAGCCGTTCTGTAGAGCCATCGACATTGTAATGTCGAAGCCCTTCGATACTAGCTCGTGTAGAAGATGGATAATCATACTTATTTAATAGCTTCACACCATTCTCGGATTCTTGAAATAAACAATACCTTCCAGGTAGTCTATCTCATGAGGGTTGTGGTGTAACTCTTCTGGCATGACTGCACCCATACGGGCCCAGTTAGTGTGACCAAATTTCTTTTTACACAACCTATCCACCGTGCTTGCTGGTAAGTCCACCGGTATATTATCACCGTCCGGTGTGCTCTCTACAAACACATGTTTAGTTTCCCCCTCAGGAATCCATACTATTTCTAATTCTTCAGTATCCATTATTTTTTCTTTTTTTTTACTTTACCACCACGCTTTAAACCTAAAACTTTAGCAGAAACAATATCATAATCTTTACCTTGTTTTTTACCAGCTTTACCTAAAGCACTTATTCTTGATTCAGTAGCTTTCATAGGATTTTTAGGTCTTATGGCGCCTGTTTTCATTTTAATATATTTATCAGTTGGCATTATTTACTCCTTATTTTTTACCTTTTTTAACTTTACCACCACGCTTTAATTCTTTTGTGTGTGATTTGTGTGCTGCTGACGACCTAGCAATTCTACTTTTAGGTCCAGTTTTTGCTCTACCGCTAGGATGTGCCATAATTATTCCTTCTTACTTTTTTACTTTTCCGCCTTTTTTATGTACTGTTCTTTTTTTTGATCGGCCAGGTGGTTTATCTGTCATCATTTTACTTGTGTCAATTTCAATAATTTTACCAGTTATGTCTCTAACTTTATAAATTGTTTTACCGCTTCCATTGTTTTTTGCCATAGTTTACTCCTTCATTGCATAAGGATCAGTAGACAGCTCTCGCTGCTTCTTCTCCGGTTGTTTACCCATAATAATATCTTCCATGTTTTTGTGCAAATAGTTTGCCATTTGTCCAATAACATTATCTTGTGATAGCGTATCTACTAATTCTTTTAACGATTCGCCGTGCTGTAAACATCTTGATATTAATTTGCCACTGGCGCGTAGTTCTCTATCTAAATACGAATCGGTTGGTTTTAATTTAATCCAAAAAGCCATAGGCGTTAGCCCCGTATCGTTTGCTGTATAGTCTAATATACCTACAACCCGTCTACCATCTATCGGTAAAGCGAAAGTTGCACTCATCATCCTATTCGGAATCTCATGTCGCATAATTTTATCGTCCTGTAATTTCATCTCCGTGTTCCTCGATAAATTGGAATAAACTTATATTAGTCTCCTTCACCTGCTCTATCTCGTGCCACATTGTTTCTATTGTTGTATTTAGTTTATCAATATATCTAAAATTTACAACCATAACTGTTATACAAAAATGCAGTATTAGTAGTAATAATACAAAATTAGTGTACTTGCCCAGCGGCGTTAAGAATTCTTTCACCTTCTTGCTCCCAATATTTTTTTAACAGTTTTTCGTAATTCATTTTCCACATCAACCGCATGCGTGGACAACTTGCTTTTGTTAGCATGTCTCTACAATTGTTAATACGTCTTATTCTTAAGGGTGTATCCATCCGTATTCGTCCTCCGGGTCTAATGGCATTATTTACCTACCTCTGGCAAAGTTTCCCCTGACCATTTTATTTTTGATTCACGACCACCTTCTATGTTTAGTCGTGTGTCTTCTATTGGCAACATTACATAACCATTGTGTGTTGTAACTTTCATACCCATGTGCATAAACTCTTCCTCGCACATCGGACAATCGATTTCAGAGGCTTTATCAAACACCCCAGCAACCACTGGTAATATGCAAATATAGCCATTTCCATCACAGCGTGGGCAAATTGTCTCAACTAGCTTTGACACGTTTTTTGCTTTTGATCTCTTTAGATAATAGAAACTCTATTACCTTCTGAATACTGACCGGCACCTCAAATCGTGATTTAGCCAATGATTCCAATTGTTTATGTGTGCTTGTCGACACAGAAACTGATTTAAATCTACTTGTATCTGGCATTATTTTTCTCCTTGTTTGTGTTATACTATGGGATAATATAGTCATTTTATTTTATTTGACAAGTTTTTATATTAATATATTTTAAAATAATCTTCTCACCTTCATATGCCGGGTGTTCTAACCTTTCTACACCCGGCATTACATATATAATATTTTAACATCTAAGTTTTTTGCTGATTTGTTCTTGGTTCTGTTTATCATGCGCATTTTACCTTTTTGCATTCGATAACTTTTCATCTTGACATCATACAAATCCACGGTCCCCGTTGCACTGTTCACGACAATCAAATCGGCTGGACCCTTACCACCTAGATCATAATATACATGCGTATTTGGCTTTGCTAGAAAGTCTATGGCAGCTAACAACTCGGCACGAATACCTTTTTGTTGTTTACTGGTTTCCATTAGTGTATATCTCCCCAGCTATCACCCTCCTCATAATCAACTTTATTAGGCACTTCTAATTTAACCGCATCTTCCATAATATTTATAATCTTTTCTATTTGTTCTGGTGAGTGTACCGATATGTCAAGTTCATCGTGTATTTGTATGTGTGGTATTACACCCTCTTCATATAACGCGAGCATAGCTTTCTTGGTCATGTCCGCCGCTGATCCTTGTATCAATTTGTTTAATGCTTTGTAGGTAAATGCACGTTTAATCCCCGGTCCGTGTTCCCTGAGTGCGTCAGCATGCGGCAAGGCTTTCTTAATCCCGTACCCATGCGGCTCCCACATATCAAAATGACATAGTCTACCACCGATCGTGCGGATCTTACCACTGTCCTCAGCCCGTCGTGTCACGGCTTCTGATAACATTTTAACAAACGGGGCTTTGCGGTGATAGGTTTTAATTAAATCTTCCGCCGCTTCTTTTAATAATCCTAACTCGGCCATAAGTTTATTTTTACCCATGCCGTACATCAAGCCTAAGTTAATAGTTTTCGCTTGCTTCCGTTCGATGCCAGCCATGTCCGCGATCATCTGATGAAAGTCTGCTTCACCATTATTATATTGATCGACAATCATGGATGATCCTTCTAGTTTCAAGAGTGATGAAAAATGCACAACTATTCTTGGTTCTTGTTGCGAGTAATCAAAGCAACCCCACTTGTGGCCTTGTTCCGGTATAAATAGAGATCGAATCAATGGTCCGAGCTCCTTGTGCCGTGCTGGGATTTGCTGCAGGTTGGGGTTACTGTAACTAAAACGACCGGTTACAGTGCCCCCGTCGTCCGACCGGATCTGGTTAATGTCCGAATGAATCCGGCCATTGTGTTCGTGTTTTAAAATTGTTTCAATAAATGTGGTGTTGGCTTTATTAATTTCTCTTGCTTCGTTAATTAATTTAGGTAGTTCTGCTGGGTGTGTTGCTAGAAAATTTTTCGTAAAACTTGGTGCGCCCTTCTCGGTTCTATCGTATGGTATCTTTTGATTGTCAAATGCTTTTTGTATTGATGACGCCGCCCATATCTCCACGTCAAAGCCAACTAATTTTTTTATATCACGGTGTAAATCTTTTTCGGTTTTAGTTAATTGTTTTTTTAATGCTGCAGCTTTCTCCGCGTCTACTCGTACGCCTTTAAACTTCATGTCCACCAGGCATGGAAACAGATTAGTTTCTAAATTAAATATGTCCCACAAATCTTGCTGGGTAATCTCGTGTTGTAATGCATGCCATAATTTTAGTGTCACTTCTGCATCGCGTTCAGCATACTCACCCACCAACGGTGCTGGTAGGCGCCACATCTCAGCTTTAGGATTAACACCCCAAGCTTTGGCAGCATCAGTTAAAACTTTTTCGTTCTTACCCATGCCAATAAATTCTTTAGAAATAGAATCAAGAGTAAAACTCCAGCGGTTCTCGTTAACTAAACTTGCTGCAATCATGGTGTCAATAATGCCACCACGTATTTGGAAACCTAGTGCTCTGATCCAGGACACATCATACATGGCGTTGTGAAATATTTTAGTAGCATCGGTATGTAAAACTTCTTCGAACCAATCTAACACCAAGCCCCGGTCCATGTTCCCTCCAGCTTCATGCGCTATTGGAAAATACCCTGACCACCCTTCGACCGCTACGGCTATGCCAACAACCTCACCATCACCACGTACAGAGCCAGAACCCATACTAATTAAATTTGGATCTCTAGTTTCTAAATCAATTGCAATTTCAGAATATTCTTTTAAGTCTGGTAAATTTAATGGAGGCACCCATTCTGTCTGTGGACTAAACATTGGTACCTGTAATGGTTTATTCATACTCTGCTTTCAGTTTATTCAAGAACCAAATTGCTTTGTCTAGGTCCTCGATAGGTTTGCCTTTGTGTTCGTGCCGCCATATATATTTGACCGCACTGCCTTGTAGATAATATTTAAAACCGTCACCTTGCATAGAAGCAATTGCATCAATACATTGCACCCCACCTTGGTTATAGTGTGCTGGATAATTCACTGCATCAAATTTTTTTAAGTCACCTAAAGTTACGTCGTCTTTAACTATACCTTCGTCTACAAATTTTTTAAAATAACCTTTGTCATCAAAACCTGGTATGCCAAATTTATTCTTCATAATAGGTAAGCCCTCTCATAATCTTTTGGTTCTAAAATATATAATGCTTTTTTTGCACGGGTGACTGCTACATAAAACAACCGGTGCAACTCGTCTGCGTCGTAATCATTATGATCCAAAGCAGATTTAGTAATATCAGGAAATAATAAGACATTGTCAGACTCCCCGCCTTTTGCTCCATGTATAGTTGATAGTGTGATACGTGGCTCTCTAAATATATTTTCTCTCTGTGCCAGCATGTTTCTTATATACATTTCCATGCTAGTATTCAACCCTGCAAATGAATCATGCCAAGGTTTATCAGTTTGCAATCCGTGTTCCGCGATGCATGTCTCAAGATTATATGTTAAATCTATGTCTAAAGTTTTCGCGGTGCGATAACCTTTAGTCACGTTGTCGCCAAGGTAAGAATATATATTTTTTATTTGTATTGTGTTTAGTGATTCACCTTTACGTAACTGTTCCCAGGAATGTATTGCCGCTAATAAATTTTTATTCACCGATGGTTTGTTGCGATAAGAAAAATACCATCCTTGTTGTTTACATAAATCCATAACCGGATCAAGAAAATGATGTGCTTGTGATAATACTAACCACTGACCTTCTGACATATCTACTTGTGAAATGTCAGCGTAGCGATGCAGCTTGCCTATT